CCACCAGCTGCCGCATGCCTGTTCGGACAGACATTTGGCCCAGGACATATTACTTCACATACGTCCATCGTGCACACCCTGATTATTCGCCGTGCATTGCGAATGTTACCAGTGGATAATTAATCACCCCAACAAAACCGTGGGGATAGTGTGGGAGTTTGCGAATATTCATACAGGGACACTTTAGATCCATCATTCCCTCTAGGAGACCTCTCATGATCTTTAGCAAGTTTATATTTAGTCAACGTCTTATAACTCCCTTTGGACAAGTTTAGCGTCATTCCGGGACGGCTGCACAGTATATTTAAAGCCCCCTGTGCAATGGGGCGATTGGCGCTTTAAGCGTCAACCTCGTCTGAGATCTCGATGGAAACTTGACCCCAGGGTAAGTAGGCGGAATTAGTGACAAAGTTCAATGCCACATAATAGTCCAAATACGGACTGGACAGACTATAACCGAGCTCGTTCGCTCTCACCTTTAGAGCCCTCACAAGCATAGAATGTTCATGTTGACCCCTCATTGCAACCTCCTGAAGCTGGGTATCCAAAATCTGATCAAAGTACTTCATGTCATTTTCGTCCCAGTATAGCGGAGCAAGAATGGAATCAAATACTATTACTGCCAGCCATCTGCCAACATTGTAATCATACTTGAAATTCCTCTTAACGATCTGGACCTCATCTAAAGTTCTCCACTCTTGGGTAAAGTATTCAGACTTATCAGACGGGGTATATTTGACACCAATCTGGGCCATATTACCCTGTATTTTAAGACAGTTATAGCCATAACGCTCCTCTTGGAAAGCGACAATGTTATCATCTCCAAGAACGAAGGTATGCATGTTCTCTTCCTCGTATGCGAGATCAGGCTTCGGATGAATAGCCACATCATATGTGAGATGTGTCTCACCAATAGATTCACACCACGATATAAGGTACGAATATCTATTCATCAAACTGTTCCCAAAACCACCAAAGAAATGTATCAGGGTACCACCTGATGAAAGAACCCCTTCTAGTTCAATTTCAATTCCAACTGGCTCACCGTCGTCATTCTTAACAATGACAATATGTCTAGGATTAGCATACATATCTATCCTAGTATCTCTTGCCTTGTGCTGGGCTTCTGTGCCATTATAGTAAACATGACGACAGAAAGCCTTAAATTCAGTATTAATCCATCTGAAGAACCGTAAATCGAACTCCTTAAAATCTCCATCACAAAGTAATTTGAAAACCATCATGATCTTGACCATAACATCAACATCCTTCGAGTAAGGATTCACGCCCATAAGAAAACCATTGCGGATCTTACCACGATTGGCTAGGTCTATAGCATACCCAAACAACACTTTGTCTGTTATATGCTCCTTCCAATCGACACCAGCAACATACCGCATCAGGCCTTTCTCAATCTTACTAGGCGAGGTCAACTCACCCTTCAGAAATCCCAAATACCTGAATTCAGGGTGAACGCCTCTCTCAAGAAGAAACATATCAGCCTTACACTCATCAATGAGGGATTCCATCAATGGAGTGTCAAGGAGTCTTGGGCCTTCAGTGCCATACATCATCTTCTTAGTGATGCCCCTAGTCCTCAAT